CGATTTGGCTTTACCATTTCTTAAGTTATTACAATCTGGTTCGGATGAGACTAAAAAGAAACATGCGAACTATGTTGAAGGAGCAGAAGCTGGAATGTTTTATAATACAGTCACTAAAAGATTGTATAGTGGAGAGAAGGGTATAGAAATTATACCTTGCTACTACAAATTAACATTTCCTGAATGGGCACCTTTTGAGAGAAGAGAAGGTAGACCAATCAGTCCAGACAGAGGTGCAGAAATTTTAGCTAAAACTAAAAAGAACACTTCTGGAAAAGATGTTTTAGATAATGGTAATGAAATTATCAAAACAGCTAATCATTTTGTGATCATTAATGGAGAGAAACCGGAGAAAGCTTTAATGGCTATGAAGTCTACTCAATTAAAAGTGAGTAGAAACTGGAACTCTTTAATGCAAGATCAATTTGAAACTGATCCTAAAACGCAGAAAAATGTACCTGCTCCAATGTTTTCTAGAGTTTATAAATTAAATTCTGTTGAGAACAGTGGAAGTTTTACTTGGCATGGATACAAAGTATCAATGGTGAGAAAAGTGGATAACGCTAGCCTTTATCAAATGGCTAAAGATTTTCATAATTCTTTAAAAGCAAGTAACGCTGCTGCTGAGAACAAAGAAGAATCTAATTACTAGATTCCTCTTTTAAGAGGATAGGAGCAGTGAAGCGAGAGTGGAGCTGCTCCGACCCGGGATCATTATGGAACATGAATTTATAGAATTATTTAAAGGTTATGAAGGTGATTTTGGCATGGCGGACATGTCAAAGACCGAACTAGACTCTGAAAAAAATAAAATAAAACCTAATTACGAATGGGCAGGAAGACCTGTTACATTAAACGATTACAAGAATCATTTACAAGGACAAAAATCAATTGGAATTCAACCCTGCAGAATAGATAAAACTGCACAGTTTGGCTGTATAGATATTGATCCACCAGACTATGGATCTTTTAAAGTAGAAAATTATTTAGCATTATTCCAACAATACAGACTACCATTAGTCCCTATACTTTCTAAAAGTGGTGGACTCCACTGTTATATATTTTTAAAGGAACCAATTCCAACTGTGGATTTAATAGAAGCATTAAAAGCTTTTCTGCTTCCACTAGGATTAAAACCAACTACTGAGGTTTTTCCTAAACAGAAAGAACTACAGAAAGATGATAAAGGAGACATTAAGCCAGGAAACTTCATTAACCTACCTTACTATAACAACGGACAATCTAATCGATACGCTATAGATAAGAATAATTCTAAACTATCAGTAGAACAATTTATAAAATTTGCTAATGAATCTAAGGTAGATAAAGAAACTTTAGATAAACTTGTAGAAGAAACTCACAAAAATATATTACTAGGAACTAATCCAGAATTTGATGATGGTCCACCTTGTCTAGCATTATGCTCTAAGACAAAATTAGATGATGGTAGAGATAGATTTATGTACAATTATATGGTCTTTGCTAAAAAGAAATACAAAGACAAATGGCCAGACCAAGTCTCAGCAGCTAACTATAGTTATCTTACTAGTCCTTGGGATAAAGCAAAACTAGATTTAAAAATTAAAGCATGGAAAGGTGAAACAGCAGGACATACTTGTTATGAGGATCCCATTAAAGATAAAATGTATGCGTAGTCTTTGTTATAAAAGACCATTTGGAGTTAAATCTGATAGTATTTCTGTATTTCCAGAAATACAAGACTTTGAAATGATAGCGTATGCAGAACCTGAGTATAGATTCAATGTCATTATGCCTAACGATGACAAGATTCAAGTCATTATAAGCAATACAAAACTTATGACTACACAGAAAGAAGTATTAAATTTAATCTGGCAACAAACTGGTGTGTATTTTGAACCACTTAAACCTAAAGATTTTAGAGCTAAATTAAATGAATGGCGTAGAGGTGGACAAAAAATTACACCACCTAAAGGAACTCAAATAGAAGATAGACTAGAGGAAGAACTATATCAATATTGTGTGAATGGACCACAGGCACAAGAGAGAAGACAGATACACAACGGCTCTTGCTTTACGGAAGAAGGCTATCATTACTTTAGATTTAATTCTTTTATCGAGCATCTAGGAACTGGGTGGAAGATTCCAGAAGAAAAAATTGCACAGAAACTAAAAGATAAATGTAATGTAGACTTTGACCATTCTTTAAATGTTGAAGGCAAAACACTTAAAGTTTGTAAATTAAAACAACTTTATACTCCACAGATTGAACATAAACCTGTGCAGAGAAAAGGAACTAATTATTAATGAGATATAAAGTAGTAGGACCACCAGGCACCGGAAAGACTAGAAGACTTTTAAATGAAGTACATAAGTATGTAAAGAATGGTACTCCGCACGATCGTATTGGGTATTTTGCATTTACTCGTAAAGCTGCAGGCGAAGCCAGAGATAGATTCTTAGCTAAAAATTTAGACCTTACTAAAAAAGATATTAAATATTTTCAAACATTACACTCTTTAGCGTTTAATAATTTAGGACTTAAAGAAGAAAACGTAATGCAGGAAGGTAATTACCAAGCAATTGGAGAAACTTGTGGTATTCAAATTAAATATGCCTCCTATGAAACTAATAACTTTAATGGAATTTTTTCTTCTAACAGTGAGTATTTAAGTCTTATCAATCTAGCTAGAGTTAGACAGGTTACAGCTGAACAACAATTTAACCGTAATGAACACCTTAGTTGGATTAGTAAGACTAAGTTAATTGGAATAGAAAAAGAGATTAATAATTATAAAAATGCGCATAATCTTATAGACTTTACTGACATGATTCAACAGTTTTTAGACAAAGGAACTACACCTAAATTTAAAGTTATCTTTGTTGATGAAGCCCAGGATCTATCTTTAATTCAATGGTCTATGATTAAAAAAATTGAAGAAGACACTAATTGTGATGTGTGGATTGCAGGAGATGATGACCAGGCTATCTTTGGATGGGCTGGAGCTGATGTAGATTCTTTTATTAACTGGAAATCCCAAGAGATATTATTAGATAAATCTGAAAGAGTTCCCCAATTAATTCAACGCAAAGCTTTAGAGGTTATTTCAAGAATCTATCTTAATCGGTTATCTAAAGATTATCTTCCTAAAAATGAATTAGGAGTTATTCAAGAACGATTTAATATTAACGGAATTGATATGACTACAGGCGATTGGCTAGTATTAGCCAGAACTAATTCTCTTTTAAAAACAATTCCTGCATATTTAAAACGAAAAGGATTTTTCTTTCAGACTCATCAAGGAAATAGTATGGGTAAAACTTTATACGAAGATATTTTAAATTGGAAAAAGATGCAACAAGGTGAATCAATTCCTGAAGTTTATCACCAAAGAATTTTAGAAAATATAAAAAGTAAAGAAATTAATTTTCAAGAAAATTGGTATGAAGCATTTAATAATGTGTCAGTATCTAAAAGAGATTATATGAGAGCTATGTTAGATAATGGAGAAGATATATCAAAGGACCCACGAATAAAAGTTTCTACAATTCATGGAGCTAAAGGTGGAGAAGCACACAATGTAATTTTATATTTGAATCAAACGGCGAATACTATCAAAGGTGCAAAGAAATCGCAAGAAAAACAAGACGAAGAATTTAGAGTGTGGTACGTAGGAATTACACGAACAATTGAAAATTTATTTTTAATTAAATCAAAAAACAAACAGAAAGAATTTAAACTATGAGTGATCACATATATAAAAAGCAGGTAGGCGGGAGTCACTACAAATCTATGGTTATTCAACCATCAGAATTTATTAACAAAAATAATATTCCGTTTGCGGAAGGAAACGCCATAAAATATTTATGTCGTCACAAACAGAAAAATCAAAAAGAAGATTTATTAAAAGCAAAACATTATATTGACATGGCAATCGATAGAGACTATCCTGAACAAGTGAAAGAGATAAAAAAAGAAAAAAAGAATTCTTGGGGGATAGTTAAATAATGTTTGCCGCAGCAACTGAATGGGTATGCCCAGAAAATTTTCCAGATTTAAAAGAACATAAATATATAGCAATTGACTTAGAGACTAGAGACCCTAATTTAAAATCAAAAGGTTCCGGTTCTTTAATAGGTGAAGGTGAAATAATTGGGGTAGCTGTGGCCGTTGAAGGATGGTCTGGATATTTTCCAATTGCACACAGAGAAGGAAACTTACCTAAACAAA